TCTTTGACGCGACGTTCTTCATCCTTTGCGATATCCTTGAATTTCTCGGATATACGTTGAAGGTCGTTGCGTCGTTCTTCGCGAAGCTTCTTACCAAACTTCTTAAACTTCTTGGGTGTGAATGTCTTGGATGCACAAATACTTAACATTTTTTATAATGTACTGCTATTTAATTTTTAAGCCAGTAGATCAATGAAAAAAGTTAAAACATATCTGTATCCTGATCGCACGGGTAGAACGCCGTGTAAATGTTTAGATCCTTCATAGGCAATCATATCACCTTGATTATAACATAATATAGGAAAACATATATCATTGTAAAAAATATAAAATTCGCCACCTTTAAAATCATTTTTATCGGATAGCAAAAAATTTATAGTGTAACGACTATTATCGATGTGTGTATTCATACTCGGTCGTTCATGAGGTGCATATCTTTTTAAGAAAACGAAACTGGGTGCATAAGGAATGAGAGTTTTACACTTTTCCCACAATTCTTTATTTTTGATACGACAATCACTGAAAATATCAATTTGATACACAGCTTTACCATCAATAGGTTCGTCATACATATCGAGTTTATATTTGTTCGCGGTTTTGATTAAGTCTTCACAAACAGCCTTACTCAGAACCCTCTTTTCGTACCGCATCTAATTTAAGACGCTTTAACTTTTCTTCAAATTCTCTGCGTTCACCTGGACTTTCGATGGGTGTACCATTAGCTAAAGCTTCAATTTCTGGTCCGGTCAGGTGCATAGCGTTCACTCGGAAATCTTTGAAGGCTTCCATGGTGATGGGTACCAACGGTTCAATAAGTTCGTAGATGGCGTTAGCGTAATCACGAATTTCCTTTTGGGCGTGTTCATCCATACGAAGATGGAGATAATGCATCAAGTTATGAAGATTAATCTTCCAATAGAATTCCGTATAGGTACACTGCGGTAAGTTACCACGAGCTTGTTCCCGGCACACACCTTGTTCAAGAAGATCTTCGTAGACTTCGAAAGAATGTTCTAGATGTTCTTGAACTTTTTGGGATCTTTCTTCATCGATGTCGATGACACCTTCCGATCCTTGATTATTCACTTGAGACTGTCCTCTCAGAATCCCGGGGTTATAGTATTGTTTCGGTACGACGGAGTAGCGGGCGGAAAGCTCGTTGACGGAGGCTGTTCGATGTCTAAAATGTTGTCTCGCGATGTAGATTGGCATTTTGATGTGAAACTTGAATTCCACCATCTCGAAAGGGGTCGTGTGCCAGTGTCTAAGGAGATATCGTAAAAGTCCTCGATCTCCTCTTGAGGTTTTAGTCCCATCTCCATACGAGACTCTGGCTGCTTGGACGATCGAGGTATCCAAGTCTTCTCGAGGCATGTAGTCAACCAACCGTACAAATCCATGATCCAAAACATTTTTTTGCATCTTATCTAAAACCTTATCCGTTTATTTCTTTAATCAAGTCACCGAGATCTCGGTAGTACCTCTTAAGATCTTTTTCGAAACGTTTAGTTTGTGTATGCTTTTCATCATTCAAGTATATCCATGCCAAGTTTGACTTTGAATATTTGGATGCTTTTTGATTTTCGTTTGGTCGTCTTGGAACTAATTTAGTAGTCTTCTTGACCTTACTCGTTGTCTTGACTTCGACGCGGTTCACAAAACTCAATGCTTGCATGACTGTGTCCGCCAAATCATCTTTCTTTTTGGAGTCCAAGAAGATTGGTAGCCAGTGAGCGTTCACATCGTCTTGGCGAATAAATTCTTCACATCGTTCGATGGATACCTTCTTTCTCTTCAGATATTGTGCTCGCCCCGGACCGGCGACATCTGGAATCTTGTGACGAGCATCATAGATGATCGTCTCTGCATCCGGACATCTGATAATAAAGTACGCGTGTAAAAAGTGCATGACCGATACCATCTTTTTATTTCTATCGGGTTGTTTTTCGATTAAGATCGTAGTGGCATTAAGTACCCACGGACGAGCATCGAGGTGCTTTCTTAAAGAAACATAGATGCCATCTGTATGTTGAGGTGGGACGCCAGACACATCCCATTCAACCACGAGGTTTGATGTTTCGTTGAGTAAACACATGGCAAGATTCTTTATACCGACATCGATACTAAGAATCATTAATTAAAGGAGGTTCTAATTCTTTAACCTTTTCGAACGACCCAGGAATGACATGGCGATCAAAGCGACACAGATGATCATTATTAGGACCGATGACGATCCAGAAACCCATGAATTCTTGGTCATGAATGAAATGAAGTTAAACCCACCCGTCGCTGCATCTTTCGCGGCACCCGCAGCGGCATCGGCAATTTCTTTGATACCCGAAGCAACTGAGCCGGTGTCCTTAAGAGCTTCATGAATAGCCTCGAAAGGGTTCATGGTATTATAGACGAGCATGAGCACCAACGTACCACCGGCTGTGTACATACCTATTTTCTTGAGACCGCTCTTTGCTTCTGGTGAAAGTTCGACGACATCATCCGCAGCCCTGGCAACGTCCGGAGCCTGTTCAGCGACTTCTTTAGCGGCGTCTGCTCCTTCACGTTGTAACTTTGTCGCCTGTTGAGCTGCTGTGTCACTAGGTTTTTTGGTGAGACGATTGATGGTCTTTTTCGCGGAGTCATTAAGTTTACTCATGACACCAGCTGTACTATTCCCAAAACGTTTCATAAAGTCTCCACCTGCACGGGCCGCATCAGTAATACGCGTACCGACTGTCACTTGTCGACGACCCATCTTAACGAGAAGTTCTTGACCATCCGCTGTCTTCGCGAGAAGGTTGACGGTCTTTTGATCCAGACTTTTGCCGATCGTCGCTAACTCGCTTTCCGGCAAATTTTTCAATGATGCCGCGATGTCATCGATGTTAAAAGTCTTGACACTCTTACCAGCCATAGCGGCTTCGTCAAGATTTTTAAGAACTGCACGAGCGGCATCCGCGGCTGACCCGGCAATATTAGCACCACTTCTAGCCAGTGCACCAACTGCCATATTTAAATTACCCTGATATTTTTTTAGACGTCATAAATGTTAACATGTTTACTTTCTTCGACCTTTTTACATGTTGGTCCATTACCGGTGTAACCTTCTTTACATGGCTTGTAACAAAGACCTGCATCTTTTACTTTTCCTTCTGGGCAATCTAATGGTGCTGATTTACTGGCTCTTGAATACCTGTTCCTGGGTTTGTCACAAAATGCAGACCCAGCCGCTCCCGATCTAAAAGTAAAACCGGGTAGACATTCCGCGTTACATGTTGATCCTCTATATCTAAACCCAGCTCTACATGGTTTACGTTGATAGAAACATTTCTTAAATGGATTAGAGCACTTATTACCTGGAATATAGGCATGAATACCTTGAATACATGTGAGACCGGTATTTCTTGATCCAGGAGGACATGTTCCTTCGCACTCAAGCGCGCTCGACTTGTAGCCATCTCTGCATTTTGGATAGCACAGCGCGCCTTTCTTTTCTTTGTCGGGTCCACATCTGGTAGGTACAGTCCCGACGCCACGACCATATGTATCTTTGATCGCGCTCACAAGTTTTCCTATCCATGGTGTGAAATGCATGAATGGTAAAGTCACTATAGCCAGTGTAATTTTACCTGGATCTTTGGATTTGAATGCTCGGACTCTCTGATCCCAGTCTGTTTTGTATGTTCGTGTAATCGTTGTACCAAGAATCATTTCGATATATTTTTGACCGGGTGCCATCTTACAGTCGTTATTCTTAAATTCAAGGCCAAGACGTGTGCAATATTCGTCCGTGAAATCGCAGTCACCGCGTTCATAGTTATACCTTACACCATATACAGATGGGTTCAGTCGTTGACTATGCTTTGAAGATTTCATACCGTACTCACAATGTGCTATGAGACCACCATATGGTAAACCGAGGCATATTTTTCTGGGCAATTTCTTCTCGATGACATTTGGTTTGGCCTCTGTACCTGGGTTGGACGGATTAATAACTCTGTATGTATCTGTATAAACGGCTACAAAAGGACTATAGTCATCGGGTATGGGACCTGGTGCAGCTTTAAATGGATTTGCATAGTCCAAATGTTTCGAACGCATGCGGTCGTTGTATTCTTTTGCACCGTATTCAGACAACGTGACACCAAAACGATCTTTTGTCGCCATGAAGTCCACTTTCTCAATGTGTTTACCTTTACCCTTTGAAACAAAAAAATCATAAATGATCTTGTCACGCCTTGTTGTATTTGCCATCGCCTTATCCATGGCGGCATCCAAGGCTTTTTCCAAATTTTCCGATACCTTTTGATTTTTTTTATCTTCACTCAATGTTGTAGTGAGTAGTTCGACGAGCAAGTTTTTGTCGAGTAGTTTTAGAGCGTCTGCGAGCATTTCGCCCGTCAACTTTGTGGTGAACTCTTTGTCGTACTCTGGAAAAGCGGCTGACAATGGGAATGTCAACGGATAAGCTTCGAGAGACTGTTTTTGAACCTGAACGTCTATATAATTGCGTTGGTTACGAATGACTTCGTTCGCTTGGAAATTATTGTAACCAAAGGGATCTGTCAGATCTAGCGCCATCGAAAGTACTTCAAATGCGATGAGCGCGATGCACGGGGGACCGCACGCCAACTTCGTTCCTACTCTAGCCGCGGCCATGGATGCTCTCATGGCGACTCGACTACCTGCTCGCGTGGCCACTCTAGATCCAACTCTACCGGCCGTTCTTGAAGCCGTTGATAGGGCTTGCTTAGACATAACTTTTTTATATACGGCTGTTACCAACGCTTCGGCCA